TGAATATTTAGAACTATATGTAACACCAGAGGGTAATTTAAATTTAGAGAACATCGGAGCACATTCAGTAATAATGGACATAAAAGGGGCTAAGAAGTTAAGAAAAACTCTTAAGAAATACATTAAATCTGAGGAGGAAAACTAAAATGTCAAATAAATTCACAATGTACCCAAAAACTTATCAGGTAATTATTTATAACTTAGAAGGAGAAAGAGAGAATGATTATACTCAACAGACATTTCTATCTAAAGAGCAATTAATTATTCAGATAGGAATAGCTCTAGAGGAATCAAGTATGTGTGTTACAACATCTAAAGTGGAGGTGTATGAAGTATGAGAGATTTCGAAAAAGAAGTAGCTGACTTTGCAAAGTTCTTCCAAGAGTACCGAAAAGGTGAGGAAGAGTACTACGAGAACATGATTAAGAATCTTGATGAAGTATTAGACACTAAGGAGGAAAATAAAAATGACAATTAAGATTAAAATGTTCACTAAGACGGTATGTCCAACTTGTAAGGTGGCTAAACAGCAACTTAGTTTCCTGCCAATACCTGTAGAGATTGAGGAAATTAATATTGAGACTTCAAAGGAGCGCTTCATGGATACTCAGACTGGAGAACTGACACATACAGCGTATGAGTATCTCACATTAAATCTAGATAGCTTGTCTACTCCGACATTCCTCTTTGAAGACGGACATGTCATCAGAGGTTTCGAAATGGGTCAACTACAGGAGAAATTGGGGCTATGATGACTAGAACAAGACTAACTATTGAGATAGAAGACATCACTTCAAAGGAAAAGGAAGCTATCTTATAGCTTATAAGTGAAAACTTTACAGATAAAGACCCGAGGTTAAACGTCTGGTTTGAACTACTGAGACCAGAATAATGTTACATTAGGAGGAAAAGATATGAACCGTAAAGATTACTTTAAGAAGCGTGATAACATAATGGATAACTGGGTGAAAGGGAACATCTCTCATGAGCATAGAAACAACCTCATGAGAGAATTATCTCTAAGGTACAACCCTAAATGGGGTAACGTACTATTTGAAGATACATACTCTAAGGAGGTTCGCTAAATGGCTAAATACATTAAGAGAGAAGCTAAAAAGGGTACATTCAAGTGGAAAGCTAAAGAGGATATATTCATGAGTGATTTGTTCGCTCCTGAGTACTTGATTTTCTCTAAAGGTACAATCTACAGCATGGACGTTGTAGGAACGTACACTTATGACACTACAGATGATAGAAAAGATACCAGACGGTTGACTAGAGAGTTCTTAAGAGAAAACTTTGAGGAGGTAAACTAATGAGCAATCAAAAGCGTATGACTCGGAAGGAATATGACCGTATCAAGAAAGAATGGATCAATAAGTTAGACTCTAGAGAGGTAACACTGAAGGAGTTCACTAACTTTATGGGAAAACATGTTGAAGAGAATTTCAACATGAAATGGAAGGTAAAACATAAAGCACAATCAGAAGTACTGGCTAATCACATTATGGACATACAGGAGAGTGTAAACAATGGTCACTAAAAATGAAAAACAAAAGGAACACCGCCTAAATAGTTATTATCTCCTAGTAGTTTCATTACTGCTAGGAGGATTTACCGCTTATGAGTATTTCATTGAAGAAAGCTATGCTCAAACGGGAATCTTCTTAGTATGTACTATTATGATGGCACTTGCTTGTGTGAGAGAATGGAGGGAAAGCAAATGAGTAAAATTTCTTGGAAGGTACTTTTAATATCTATGGCTATGCTTCTTATAAGTTATGGAATATTCTTTGATGATGTAATGAATCAAGCTGGAATAGTTCTAGTTCTTCTATATTTATCTTCGAAGGAGGAACTTTAAATGAATAAGACTTTTGATACAACCTCGATTACAACTAAAAAGGTTTCACTTGGAGCATATACTACTCTGGTGCATACATACATCAACGGATCATACAAGAAAACAGAAATCATCAGAGATTTCTCTAATTGGAATCAACACAACAGTAGCTATCCTAAAGAGGTCGTTACCTTATTAGCTGAGAATACTCTTGAGCTACAAGCCTTAATTGAATTACTTCAAGGAGGAATTGAAGTATAAATATAACTAGGAAGACTGCCTACAGAGGTGGTCTTTTTTGTATTCTAAAGAGATTAAATGCCTACAGTTTCCTTATCTTATCCGTTATGATATATACCTTTTAAGCTATACACACAAGCTAAATTGTGGACTCTAAAGCTCTATACTCTACAGATCATCTACCTAGCTATATCAAACTAACCAGATGCATACACTATGGATTTATATACTACATAGATATTACTCATAAGCATATACTGTATAGACGGGTGCACACAAGATAGGGTCGATTCTCCTCAGGTAAACTACCTATGATTATCTATAGGGTAAAGTACTGCACCTAAAGTACAGGCTAAATAGCTACCCTAAATAGCTAGGCTTAAACCCTATAGTAAAACCCTATAGTTAAATGCTATAGCTAAATAGTGGTAGTGTATCTGTGGTGTATAGGTGCTGTGGAGGAGTGCTTGAGAGGGCTACTGTAAAGGTCTGCCAGTGCACGCCACATAGGTACATACATATAAGCCTACCTGCATAGCCTATACATCTGAGTGTATATCTCGAGAGGAATATCGCTCGAAAGATTGTGAATCATCGGTGAGAATCATTTATGCATTGCTCGAGAGAAAAATAAAAGAGGCGAAGAAGTAGAAAAACATTGAAGAAAGGCTTCATAGAGGCATTGAAACTTAGATGACTTCCTATAACCTTTATTATGTCAACTGAATGTGAAATACAACACGAAGGAGGGTCGACAAGGGGTACGGGGGTGGGGGTGCCTCAGATTTGGAGCCCTTCCGCTCTGGGAGTCACTCTTTATAGTATGCTACGTGTGAAAAGCGATTTCCCTCTGGAGATTTTGCTTACGTGTAAAGCCACAGGCTGTTAAGCGCTCGATTGCTTCCGTACTATTAAGATAGACCTACCTCGAAAGTAGTAGCTCGAAAGCTCATCCGTCCTTGAAAGATATAGCTTAGAGAAAATATTGGGCGAAAGTTTAAGAAAACACTTGCACTCCTTTTCAATACGTGCTATTCTTAACTCATCAAGTATTTGAGGAGGACATGCACATGAAACTTGAAAGCGAAAGAGACTATGCAGTATTCATCTTCGGAGTTGCTCACGGGATGGCTAAATCTATGAAGGATGACGGACACTGTAAGCATTTAACTGTTGAGGAGCTTCGAGATCATCTATTAAAGTCTACACTTAATAATTCACCTAGCACTTCATTTAAAGGAGGAAAACTAAAATGAAACTTATAGTAAGCAACTTCATCACTTTAACGGAAAAACAGGAAGATAAATTAACACCTAGACAGGCTCGCATCTATTACGCAGTACTTGAAAGAGGTGCACAATCCGTGGAGGACATCTTCGAAGAGTCTCCAATGTCTCATAAGAGCGTAGCAAACGTAGAGAAAGCTATCCTGTCTATAGAAAAGAAACTTAAAATAAGTCTTAAGGAGGAAAACTAAAATGATGCGAGGATCACTAAAGGTTGCATGCTGTGCAGGATTCTTATGGTTGGTAATCTACGGGATGGCTCACGTTGTAGGTTGAAAGTTCGAACGAAGTGAGAACAGGAACTTGAAAGGGAATATTCCCTCTTGAGAGGTGTAGCTGAAAAGTTGCACCTCTTTTTTTTGTGTCATAAACTCTGAAGTGGGCACATACCTTATAGTATACTCACTAGGGAAGGAAGCTGGGAAGGGTTGAACCTCAGGGGGAGCAGTGCTTCTCTATAACGGCTAAGTATTCCCCTTTAGTGGGATTATTACTAAATAGTAAAGGACTGATGCTCCATGTTTCTCTCCATAGGAACGGCAATGGCGCTGATACCTCTAGGGGTATGGGCATACAAGGATTTAACTATGAAGTATGAATGGTCTGAAGAGGAGAAACTTCCAAGTAAATCTCTCCGAGGATGGCACGTCCCAATAGGTGTCGACTCTCAGAGAAGGAAGTACTCTTTAGACTTCAACAAGACGCCTCACTTGGTTCTTGGAGGAGCTACCCGTTACGGGAAGTCAAATCTGCTCAACTCAATAGTCGTATCTCTTATGAGGTTGCGCCCTGAAGATGTCACATTCACGATGATTGACTTGAAAGGGGGAATCGAGCTAGGTGACTACGAAGTAATGGAAAACTGTAGAGGTGTTGCCTATGAGCCACAAGATGCTCTGAGGTTGCTCTCATCCGTTTACTTGGAGATGCGTGACACTCAAGAGTATCTGAAACGTAAGAGGATGCGCAAGCAGTGGTGGAAGAAGCATTTCATAATCATTGACGAAGTCGGAGAGTTGAACCCTTCAGAGGAGACCTGTCGTGAAACGAAGAAGTTGAAGCAAGAGTGTCAATCTCTAATGAGTAAGATTTCACGCTTAGGCGCAGGACTTGGCTTCCATTTGATCCTTGCCACACAGTACCCCACTGGAGATGTGCTTCCGAGACAGTGTAAGCAGAATAGTGATGCCAAGATATGCTTCCGAGTACAGTCGGGGACAGCTTCAAAGGTTGTTCTCGATGAGGTGGGAGCTGAGGAGCTTCCAGACATCAGAGGTCGAGCTATCTTCCAAAGGGGAGCTGATCGCTACACAGTGCAGGTTTACCTTGTAGGTGAGACTGACATCGAGAACACTATAGAGAAGCACAGGAGGAAACCACATGAGCACATTGAACTTGAAACCATTGAACACGAGACACGAGAAGATTTTACTCTCTTTGAAGAAACTCAGTTTTCTGACGAGGATACAACTTTCTAAGATTCATAGCTTGGGAGGTAAGCGCAATACGAATAGAATACTTGAACGGCTAGAGCCATATCTTCATAGCTTCCGAGAAGGATACGATACAGTTTATTATTTGAATAAGATCGGAAGGGAATATGTTGACTCTAAGAAGGTTCTACGGAAGAATCAATTCGTAAGTCATACTCTGATGAGGAACGAATGGTTTATCTTCAAAGGTAAGCCGTCCTATTGGCGCAATGAGATGAAAGTTGGAGGAGCCATCGTTTGTGATGCTGTATATAAGGAGTCTGGGAAGATGGTTATCTTGGAAGTTGACCTAACTCAGAAGATGTCCGTCAATAGGGAAAAGATTGCAACCTATAAGAAGGTGAGCTCTAAAGTTAAGGATTTCCCTTTGGTGATATTTCTAACTCATACGGAACATAGAAGGAAGCAATTGCAGAAAGCTTGCTCTGAGGCAGGGCTGACTGCTGAGGTTTACACTCTCGAGGATGTGCGCTAATGCGTATATCTTGAGAGTTTTTTTTTATTTTTATCTGGAATAGTGTTGACTTTCTATGAATATACTAGTAAGATGAACTTATCAACTTAAAGGGGGGGACAAACAATGTCTGAAGAATTGAAGAAAGCTATTGAGAACTTGCTCTACTGTGAATGGATTTACATTGAAGAGTGTCACCACGAGTTAAAGCAAATATGGGAGGATGAAAACAAATGACACTTTTAGAGGTTGCTATAAAGTTATCGGAACTAGCAGGGTTGGAAGACTGGCAGTGGGACGATCAAGCATCTTTTGACTATGGAGAATGTTTGGCACACTTATCAGATTACAAGGAGGAAATTAAATGAGACATTTAAGATTACGTCAATTATTAGAATTTCAAGGATACACTGGAAAGGACAAGCGTGAGGCAGTAGCTTTCGAGCATGACAACTGGAAAGAAGACGGTGAGAGTTTACCTACTATTAAGGAAGTCCGTAAAATGCATGTAACTTTAGGGACATGGGACAAGCTTACTTATTGGAATAGATATAACACTGTAGACGGTATTGAGAACTTTGTAGTTAATTACCGTAAGGGGTTCTCTTTCTGCCCAAGAGCTAACTATAAGCATCGCTTAAAAGTATATAGATGGGAAGAACATGAGAGAAGAACTGAAGAGTTTTTCGACTCAATGGGGGTGTAACTTATGAGTCTACGTGAAAGAGAGTGTTGGTATCATATGGGAACACTTAATAAGATTATTTCTGATAGGATACTAACAAACGACATGGAAGCAGTTCTCATACATACCGCAACTCTTTTAAGTTATGCTAAGGAGATTCAACAGATTAAAACTAAGGAGGAATAATAATGAGAAGCATCCATAAAGTAGCCCGTAATCTTGCAAGGAAACAACTTAACGGAAAAGATATTCGTAGTAAGATAACTTCTGAGTGTGAACATGAAGGTTGGGAGATTAATAGGATGCGCAAATTAGTTACAGAGTATTATCAAATTGAGGAGGGAAAACTAAAATGGAAATAACTACTGAGAAATACAAAGAGGTAGTCATTGTAGAGAAAAACATTTATGGACTTATTGAGTTGATTACGTATCCCGTAAAAGGAGGGTACGGAGTAGACCTCACTCCAGAGGAAGCTGTTAAGGTAGCAAATGAACTATTACGTTTAGCAAATAAGTAACTAAAACCCTTGGGAGGCTTGACTTCTCAGGGGTTTTCGTGTATCATATTAGGTATCAATGAAAACATAGAGGAGAGATTAATATGAGTACATGGAATAGTAGAATAGCGGAAGAGATGGAAAACATTAAAGCGAGCTTTATATCTGAAGAGGAAGCTAGAAAGATAATGATGGAGTCGATCGGGATTGAAACTAAAGAGATTGTCACAAGTGGAGTTAAGAAACCTTTCGATAAGAAATTCACTAAGAATAAATTTGAGAAGTGGGCAGACATTGAAGGTTATTCAGGTTGGTACAAAATCTCTACAGCAGGACGTGTCTGGAGTGCTTACTCTGGTAAGATATTGAAACCTAATCCGCATGTACATAGTGGATACCTTAAGACTCGCTTGAAGCACCCTATAGAGGGATATCACACTACTCCTTACATTCACCGCTTAGTGGCTCAAACATTCCTGCCTAATCCAGAAAACAAACCTGAAGTGAATCACAATGACGGCAATAGAGCAAACTGCTCAGTATGGAATCTTTCTTGGATGACTAAAGAGGAAAACATCCGTCACGCTCAAATGCACGGTCTTGGAAACATCAAGTTGAAACCTATTGAGGTTCAATCAATCTATTACCTTTGCTGGGCGACTGATATGACTCAAGACGAAATAGGTGAGATTTACGGAGTCTCAAGAGGAATGGTGTCAGCCATCAAGAATAGATCGTCTTGGGAGTTTATGACCGACAATAAAGTACAAGCTGAAATGGGGTTGTTTGAATGAAACGTTTCATGTGCTTTATAGGGTTTCATTTCTGGATAAGACATATACATTACTTTGAAGGTGTAGTCATGGCAGATTATATAGAATGTAAAGACTGTAAGAAGAGAGGGGACTAAATGTTAGGAGATGAAATTCTGTCCATCTTTTTCATAGTTGCGATGTGGATTTACATTTTAGTTATAACTCATAAGAAATAAGAGAGAGGGAGCTGAAAAGCTACCCTCTTTTTAGTTGCTCCATTAAGATATTGATTATCTCCTGTTGCTTATCTATAATGGCTTCATATTTAGCTGTGAGAGCTTTAAAGTCCTCTGAGGTAGTTTTATACTCCTGAGGTACTACAACCTCTCTAGCGAGCTCCTGAGCCTTCTTAGAGTACCTGTAGAGCATATCATTGACTGCGAGCTCAGTCTTGTAGAAAATATCTCCAGTGTCCATTAACATGTAGGAAATCATTATCTCACCGTTTTCTAAATAGCGATTGATTATCTTGATCGTTCCCTCTTCAGTGATATATTCTTTTCCTTTAGCGTACTTCTTTGACTTCTTAAGAAATCCAACTCGATTGCTTTCACTCATCTTACGTCCTTCTGCTTTACGGTTCATGTTACCGCCTCCTTAGTTTTACTTACACGACTATTCTACGCAGGTTGTCCGAAAAGTATACATACATTCTAGAAAAAAGTTTTGCGAAAAGTTGTGTGGCGAAACCTCAAAAGTGTATGGCTGAAAAGCTGTGCACTTATTTTGTATCCTGTCAAGGTAATTATTTTAAAAGATTTTGTAACTTTTTGTTGACAACAATTTAGGACATGTGTATAATGTTCTTTAGAGAGAAGAACAACATTAGAGAAAACAAACAAGCTTGAAAGTTCGAACGTTAGTGAGAACAAAAGACCTTGTACTTCATTACATTACGTACTATCAATTATATCTTGATTAAGCATATCCGTTGGTGTATAATGTATAATATAAACTATTGAGATAAGGAGAGACGGAAATGATACACAATCACGAAGTAAAGAACGTAAAGTTTCCTGCTGATCCTCCTGAGTGGAACGGAATCAGCTTTAAGAACTTTAAAGAAAAGCATCGCATCCTCAACAGGGAGTTGATGGCTTCAGGAATGAACTATCGGAAGATTGCTTCTAAGTATGACTATCGACTGGACAGTTTGTACCGTATAGCTCGTATGCCCGCCTCTAGAGCATACCGAGACTGGCTAGGTGCTAGCGCTAGGGATACTCAGATTGCAGATGCTCACGAGGTTCTGAGGCACCTCACAGACATCTTAAGAGAGGATGCCTACGATGAGCATGTCACTCCAGCAGGAATGATTGTCACTAAGAAGACGGACACGAAGGATCGTTTGAAAGCGGCGGAGACTTTAGCTAAGGCGTTTGGCATGTTTGAGAATAAAACTCAGGATACTTCAAACGTTATTGTTGTTGACATTGAAGGAGAAGACGAGGATGATGATATTTTAACTATAGAGAGTGGGGAATAAAATGAAAGTACAAGAGTTCATAGTGAGGTTTAACGGTGAAGCTATTGATAAGGATCAACTCGAGAGGATTATCTACAAAGGTCTTCAATGGTATGAGGATATTCACTGGAAGCAGTATGTTGTTACTAAAGAGGGACGACCTGAAGAGGGAGGCGACTTAGATGATTAGTACATTCATATTAGCATGTTTCTTACTACTTATGATGATGTCAAGCTTTGTAGTCGGGATGGTTATTACTTACATGGCTTTCAGAGATAAAACTTTGAAGATATTGGACAATGAAGATATGCCTTCCGTTTATAAACTAACAGTAATTAAAAAACTTTTTGATAAATAGTTGACAAGCTATATAGAAATATGCTATTATGTTAGTAGTTGATAAAGAGAGGTAACTCATAAGAGGCTCTCTGTAAGACTCCTCCTCCTGAGGAATATCACAAGTGAAATGCGAAAGCTAGAAACTTGTGCTTTCCTTTGAAGGTTCTCTCAAAAGTTAAACGCAGGGCTGATGAATCGTTACGAGCGAGCCGACACAATAGAAGCTAAGTAGAGAACCTTGAAAGGAAAGTATACGAGTGCTTTCTAAAGAGTCTTTTTATAGTGCAAGACATAAGCTTCAGAGATTACGGCTCTGGAGCTTCCTCCTGCCCTGAGTTCAGGTCAACCTGTAATTATGAACCTTACAGCAGTGGTTCAAGTCCACGTTGGGGCATCCCTCCTTTTTGAAAACTAGAGAGGATTAAGACCTTTAGGTTTATGATACTCATTGCGAGTCACCAACCGAAGATAAGGCAACCTCCCTCCTAAAGAAATCCTCGAGACCTCCTCCGAGGCGCACCACCGATGCGCAAAAACTGGAACCTGTGAGATCACGCCTAAGTGCAAAGATAAGATGACTCTTCCTCTCTAGTTTTGAGAAAGGAGCATTTCTATGAGTAATGATATTCCTCTAAAGATATCATTCAAGAAGCGCTTCTTCAATGAATGTTATCTTCCAACGTTAAGTAATAAAAATCGTATCCTCATCTTCTACGGAGGGGCTGGATCAGGAAAGTCTGTATGGGCATTCCAACGACAGGTGATGATTTACCTCAAAAGTAAAGAACCTCGAAAGTGTTTAGTAGTCAGAAAGGTTGGAGCCACTATACGTGATTCAGTCTTTGCTCAGATGAAGCACACTCTATCCTCTTTTAAGATTCTAGATCGATGTAAGGTCTCAGAGTCAAACTTCACAATTACTCTTCCAAACGGAAGTCAATTTATCTTCAAAGCTATGGATGACCCCGAGAAGATCAAATCTATTCAAGGTCTAGATGATATCATGATAGAGGAAGCTACTGAGCTTACCTTAGATGACTTCTCACAGCTTAAACTTCGATTGCGCTCTCAAAAGCCAAACAACCAAATCGTAATGATGTTCAACCCTGTTAGTAAATCTAATTGGGTGTACAAGGAGTTCTTCAAGGACAATCCTGACTTAAAAGCTAAAGATGCTTACATCATGCATACAACTTACAAGGACAATAAATTCTTACCAGAGTCTTACGTGAACGGCTTGATGGAAATGATGAATTCCAATCCAGTCTACTTCCGTATCTATGCTCTCGGAGAGTTTGCTTCACTTTCTAAGCTTATCTATACAAACTGGGAAGAGAAGCTATTTAACTTACCAGACCTTGTCTCTAAAGGTATATCTCAACCACGTTTTGGAATGGACTTTGGTTTCACTAATGACCCGTCCACTTTAGTGGGTGTCATGGTAGATAGACCTAACAAGACAATGTATATCTTTGATGAGTACTACAAGAAAGGGGCAACCAATGAAGAAATTGCAGAAGCTATCTTTGACATGGGTTACTCGAAGCAAACTATTACAGCTGATTCTTCTGAGCCTAAGAGTATTCTAGAGATAAAGCGTAACGGTGTCCGTAAGATTAAACCTGCTAAGAAAGGCAACGACTCTCTAATGTGGGGCATTCAATTCTTACAAGGTTGGAAAATGATAGTCCATCCTAATTGCAAGGAAACTATCGAGGAACTTGAGAACTATGCTTACGTCAAAGACAAGAAAACTAACGAGTACATCAATAAGCCTATAGATGAATTCAACCACGTTCTAGATGCTTTAAGGTATGCTATGGAAGACGAGATGCCAGCAAATAGGATGAATACTGGAACGAAAGGGGCATTTGGAATTTAATGAATAGCTACAGAGCTGTAATTTATTATTTCTTTTTAAGCCTCCTTTACCTTCCTCTCAGTATATATCTTAGGATGAAAGGAGATAAATAATGAGTCAAGAACTTCGAAACGAATACTTCTACGCACCTCATGTGTTCAATGCACCTCGAAAGTACTACCTCAAGAACATTGCAGACTTGAAAGATATCTCAATGCAGATTTACGCTTTCAATAATCGTCAGAGCGAATACAGAGAGTTGAAGAACTATTATGATAACAACACTCGAATCAATCAGAGATCCTTCGATGATCCTACGAAGCCGAACAACCGTATCAGTCACCCCTTCGCAGAAATAATCGTCAACAATGCTACGTCTTACTTCACAGGTAAGCCTATCAAGGTTCAACCTCACAAGGAGTCTAGACAGAAAGAGCTTGACCGTATTCACTTCCTCAATGAAGTAGACGACATCAACAGTGAACTAGATAGATTGTCCAACCTTTACGGACATGCTTTCGAGTTACACTGGAATGATACAATCAACGGAAAAGTTACTCCTCGCTTTAAAGCCTTATCCCCACAGAATGTCATGATGTTCCACTCAACAGACTTCGATGAAGAGCCTATCGCTTCGGTGGTATGGACATGCGTCAGAGATACTGGAACTAATGAGATGGTCTACAACGCTACTCTCTACACGAAAGACACTGCTCAAAAGTTTTCATTCAACATGTCAGGAAAGTCAATTGTAAATATTAATCCAGACAAGCCTAAACCTCACACGATGGGATTCCTTCCGGTTATCGAGTATTTAAATAATGAAGACAGAGCATCATCCTTCCAGAAAGTAATGGGACTCATTGATGCTTACAATACTGCTGAGTCTGATACTGTCAATGATATTGAATATTGGGCAGACAGTTATCTCGTTCTCAAGAACATGAGTGGCACTGACCCTGAAGATGTTGCAGAGTTTAAACGCAATCGTGTGATGCTTGTAGATGGAGACGGTGGTGCTGAGTTCCTTAATAAGCAAACAAACGATACTCATCTAGAGAACTTCAAAGATCGCCTCACGAGTGACATTCACAAATTCTCACAAGTACCTAACTTACATGATGAACAGTTTGCGTCCAACTTATCAGGTACTGCTATCCGTATGAAGATTAAAGACTTAGAAGATAAAGTATCTGCAAAGGAACGAAAATTCAATAAGTCACTCCGTAAACGATACGAGATTATCTTTGCTACTCTTGATAAGGTTGACTTGGCAGAAACTACAGACTTTGTAGAATTTATCTATACAAGAAACATTCCGTTAAACTTAGTAGAGACTGCTGATATGGTTGCAAAAGCTCCAGAGGGACTATGGTCTATGAAGACTCTTCGTACACTATACGGTATCACCTACAATGAGCAGAAGGAAGTTGAGCAAATCAAGAAGGAACAAGAAGAAGCTGACAATCGACTAGCCACTGTTGATCCATTTGCACCAGCCCCTAAACCTCCAGTTGACCCTAAAGAGCATCCTATGGGAAGCAATCAATCATCTAGTGGACAAGCTGGAAAGCCTCCAGCACCTAAGCCCTCGACACCTAAATAGAAAGGAGACTTTATAGATGGCTGATACTAAGAAGCAAGAATGGCTTGAGAGAGAAACTCGTAAGGTTCACGATACAATCACTCGAGACATCGACAAGTATCTCAACACCTTAGGCAAAGAGTATCAGCGACTCTATAAGGTTCTCACTCAAGAGGTCAAAGATTTAAACAGACAGCTAGAACTTGGACGCATCTCCTCAGATTACATGGAGTTGCGCACCAATGTTTTAATCACTCAGCTTGAAGCAAGACTTATGACTATCAAGCAAGAGATGGCTCAAGAGCTTCCTAAGAAGTTGGAATACTACGAGTCATACTCAAGAGAAGGAATGGAAAAGATTCTCAAGAGATTGGACACTGTAGCTCTACCAGTCAGAGCGATTGAGTTTGCTACATTGTTTAACTATAAAGATTATGATTTCCAATCGAGTATCTCCAAAGCTGGAATCACAGTAGGATCCAGACTTAATAAGGTACTCACGGAAGGGCTTGCTAAAGGTTGGGACAACCGAAAGTATGCCAAGGAGATTCAAGCAATTGAGAAGTTCACCAAGTTTGAAGCCAATCGAATAGCACGCACTGAAACTGCAAGGGTAGCTACTGAAGGTTCTCGCCGAGGAATGAAAGAGTACGGCATAGAGAGAGTCGAATGGGATGCAACACTTGAACGCAGGACGTGTCCCGTATGTGCTTCACTTCATGGTAAGAAGTTCCCAATAGATAATGCGCCTCCACTTCCAAGACATCCATTTTGCAGGTGTGTCCTACTACCTGTAGTCCCTGAATTGTAGGAACAAAATAAAATCAACTTTATAGAAGGACTCAAAGAGGACTTCACGAAAGGGGAAAATTAAACATGTCAGAAGTAACTTTAACGCAAGAACAATTAGTAGAGGCTTTAGAAGCAAATCCAGAAATGAAAGCAAGCTTAACAGCAACATTATTATCAGAAGAAGCTTTCGTAGCATTTGCCGAGACGGATGCAGGAAAGAAAGCTATTCAACCTAAGTTAGATTCATTCGCTTCACAGGCAATCAATACTTGGAAGAATAACAACTTAGATAAAATCAAACAAGAAGCCGTACTACAAGCTAACCCTTCAGACACTCCAGAGCAACGTATGATTAAAGAGTTGCAAATGAAGTTTGAAGCATCGGAGAAGAGCAAGGCACTAGCTGAGCAGAAGGCTTATGCTATTAATCTAGCTAATCAGAAAGGATTACCTGTAGAGTTAATTGATCCTTTCGTTAAAGATAACACGGAAGATACAGTGCGTAGCTTGAACCAGTTCGAGATGGCATTCAAGTCAACTTTACAGCAAGCTATCGAGCAACACACTGGAGGTCAAGGTCGTCAACATCTTCCACAGAATCCAAACGTTCAAGAGAACACTCAAGCTCCAGTACGTAGCTTTGGAGAAATGTCACTAGCTGAGAAGCAACACTTATACGCTACTGACCGTACACGTTACGAAGCTTTACAGGCTCAGGGATGAGCCTTGCCTTAGGTGAGACTCCTAAGGCAAAACTTTAAAACTAAACTCAAACAGAAAAGGATGATTATATTATGGCATTACAAGTTAAATTAGGCGAAGGTTTTTGGAAGCCAGGTCAAGCAGGTTTAACAGGAACTACAGATACAACTGATGTACAAGCTATTATCCCTCAGGTTATGGCTGACAGTATCGCTCAAAAGATGGGCAAGCTTATCCGTTTCGCTCCATTAGCTATGGTTGATACTCGACTAGTTGGCTCAGCAGGTTCTTCTATCACGTTACCTACATGGGCTTACATTGGAGATGCTAACATTGTAGATGAGGGTGGCACTGTAACTCGTGAGGAAATCAAAGCATCAAGCAAGTCATTCGTAATTCACAAAATCGCTAAAGATATCCAAGTAACTGATGAAGCTGAAGGCGCAACTAATGGTGCAGTCTTAAATGAAATCGACGGTCAATTAGCAGTATCTATCGCTCAAACGGTTGACAAATCAGTTGTTGAAGTATTACGTGCAGGTGCTACAGCTAATGAGATTAACAAGAAAACTGTAGAGTTAACACAAGCAGGTTTAGCACAATTACGTGTAGCTTTCGGTGAGGACATCGAAGATACTGTACTAGTTATCGCTTCAGTAGACTACGGTAAGATTTTAGCAATGAAAGAATTCGTAGCAGTTCTTCAAGGACAAGCTTTCATGGCAGGACACGTTGGTCACGTAATGGGATTAAACATTGTAATCTCTGATCGCTTAAATGAGAACGAATCATTCCTAGTACGTGCAGGCGGATTAGCTATCTCTTACAAGCGTCAAGTACACTTCGAAGTTGAACGTTTAGCTCAACAACGCTCTAACGCTTACTGTGCAGATTTACACTACGTAACTTACATCCGTGATGCATCTAAACTTCAAGGTGTAACATTCAAGGAAGCGACTGCACCTGAAGAGGGAAAGTAAAACCTCCTGAGGGGAAACCTGAAGAGGTAGAACCTCTAGAGGAATCTCCAACGGAGAATGAAGCTCCTCCTTCAAAAGAGGAAATCATTAAGGAAGCTAGTGGGGAGTAATCCTCCCTAGCTTTACCTTATAAGAGGTGAAACATATGAGCGTCACAAAAGGATTTATCAATGATGAAGATTTAGATCCAATCTACATTGCTCAACTTGTAAGTGACATCAAACCAATGCTTCAAGGTATCACTGGAAAGACTACTGCAATGGATGAGATATTACTAGAGAGTACAATCACCAAAGTATTGATATACATCAACGGACTAGTTCTCCCTAAAGCGTTATACTTAACAGTCGCTGAAATGTGTGCTAGACAGCTTGTAGACTACGAAGGTGGTCTTACTTCTGAGAAGGGTGAAGGAGCTGTTAAGAAAGTACAACGTGGCGGATTCACTCAAGAGTTTGAAACTAAGCAGGCATCTTCAAGCATACCACGAGGTACTCAATTCATGCAAGACTATGTTAAGTTCCTTAATCGTTTTAGAAAGATGAGGACGATATAGTATGGAAACATTAAAGGATAAATTCTGGACAGTTTACTATTATGTCGCACTCTTCATAGAAGGGATGAGACGTTAATGAAGTTTGGATGGAAGATGGATTTTTATCTGATTGCTTTTGGTATCCTATGGGCACTAGCTACTCCCATTAGATGGATAAGGAAGTGGTTTTAATGGCTTACAAATCCCCAAAGAATTATATTGAAGAAACCTATGATGCTTTGATGGAAGTTGTCCGAGAAGAAGATGTAAAGCAATCCAACGGTTCGTACAAAACTGAAAAGGTTAAAGTCTATGAAGCACAGCCTTGTGGGATATACGTGCATCGAGCTGAAGAGTTTGACAGACGTAGAAGTGTTCAACCTGAAACGGGTGACTTCCGTATCTTCTGTGATAACCTTCTTTTGATTTACAAAGGAGATAGAATCAACTTCACTCAATACGGTAGAACTTACAAGACTATCTGTGGTGATCCTATCGTATATGAGACTCATCAAGAGATTGTTTGCCGTCAAGAATCTGTAGCGTCAGGAGCTTATCGAGATGGCGAGATTTAGAGCTACTGTAAACGATAGAGTCTTACGAGCTAAGCTATCGAGGATGTATCGAGGACTTGGAACTGAAGGAGAGACAGCCGTTAAGAATGCTTCAACAGCAGGACAGCGAGAAGCTATCAAGGGAGCGCCTAGAGAGACAGGAAACCTTAAGAGGTCTATCCAGTTGAAGCCTATCCAGAAAACCTCAACAGGGATCATTGGAGGTTTTGATGCTTCTGTAAAGTATGCATCTCCTCAGAACTATGGGTTTGTGCACAATAGATCAGGACGATTCATTGAAGGTAAGTTCTTCATGGAGAAAGGCTACCAAGCATCTCTAGTTAGGTTGGAAAAGGAAGTACAGAAAGCTATTAAGAAATTTATCTCTGAAGGGTGATACACATGTCAGATATGGCTGGAACTTGGTATTACACGGAAGATGTTCAGCAATCTTTTGAGGATGCCCTTGTAAGGGAAATACTTGAAGTATTCGGAGAGGACACTAAAGTATACTCCCAAGCTAAGACAGGACAGATTCCTCCAGAGTGTGTCATCTTCACTGCAAAGCCAATGAACTTCATGAGAGCTTCTGATTACGTCCAGAGGAGAACTGTTATGATTGACGTAGCAGTTGTAACCGAAAAGGGAAAGAACTGGGCGTACAATATGCTCATGAAGATGAAGTCCCTCAACATTGGAGACGTCAAAAAGGTTATCCCTTCTGGACGGTTCTCAGAGGTTGACGGGATCGTACACTTCACCTCTTACATTTATCTTGTAGAGGTAGATTAATTAGAAAAGGAATGATTCATATATGGCATCACCAGCACGCCGTAGAGGCACAACAATTATCGGTATCGACAAAGCATACTTCGCTCCATTCATGGATGAGACTGCTGAAACTTACGAGGTACCATTCGCTCTAGACCCTATCCAGACTTTCTCTGTAGAGCCTCAAACGAATACATCTTCTCAATACGGAGACAACATCGCTATTGAGACAGCATCTGCAATGGGAACTATTGATGGGACAGCAACCTTCACAGGATTGACTCCTGAGATTGAAGCTAAAATCCTTGGAGCAACTTATGTACCAGCAGACCGTCGAGTTATTAAATCAGCTTCAGACGTTGCACCTATGGGAGCATTCTTATATCGCCGTATGAGAGCTGACGGAGGTTTCCGCTACAAAGTATTCTACCGTGGACGTTTCTCTCTTCCTAACGAGGAAACAAACACTAAGGAAGATCAAGTAGACTTCCAAGGATCAGAGTTGGCTATCACGTTCGCTCCTCGTCTTTCAGACCAAGTTTACGAGATGAGTATCGATGCTGACAAGGCTACATCTGAGAAACCTGATAAGTGGGCAACAGAGTTCTTCAAGAAAGTATTAATGCCTACTGAGAATCCAGCAGGCTAAGAAGTAAATAAACTAAAAAGAGGGGCGCTACGGTGACCCCTCAAATATAACTTTGGAGGTTATTAATATGGAATTAACTATCAAAATTAACGGTGAAGATAAAACATTTAAGCAACCTGAAATCTTAATGGCTATCCGCTTCAAGCAAGCTGTAAAGTGGGCTTCAGCTATCGAGAAAGACTTCTCAGTTGAGACTCTTGAGGGAGCTGTACAGTTTATCGCAAATGATTTATATGTAGGACAGTTCACTGCTGATGAGTTCTGGGAAGGTGTACACACTGAGGATTTAGTTGACTACTTACGAGATGCATTAACTTCTCCTATGATGCGTATGCAAGGTAAGCTTGAACCATTAAAAAACTAAAACAGTCTACAGCAAAGAAGATGGTCATGGACGATAATCCTCTGCTTGCTTCTATGGGTGTAGACGCTTCACCTATGCAGTCATACATTATGAAGTTCTACGATACTCACATTCAAGCAGGACAGATCATAAGTGATATCGACAAGCAGGACATCCTAGCTTACACGGAACTTGTAGTGTATAAAGCTGTTACTGATTATGTCAAGAAACTTTCTGAGATTGATGCTTCTGGAGGAGGCAGTGCAGGTTCTCTATAGAGTGTAGCCTCCTCCGAATAAATCTAGAAAGGAATGAAACTTAATGGCTCAAAACGAAAGAATGGGCGTCGACGTCGTCCTCAATGATGGAAACTTTAGAGCAGGCGTCGGAAGGATGGTAACTGAACTTAATAGAGTTAACCGTACAGCAGGAGATACCACTAAAGCTGGCGAGAAGATGGGAAGCGGATTTGCTTCTTCCTTTAAAGCGATGATTGTCCCTACTGCAGTCCTAGGTGGATTTGTCGCAGTAGGTAAAGCCATCTCAGGAGCTGTCTCTGTAGGTATGGACTATACTAAGCAGATGTCCAAAGTAGAAGCTATCTCTGGATCAACTTCTTTACAGATGGCGGAACTTGGAAGTAATGCTCGTAAGTTAGGTGCTGAGACTAGATGGTCAGCTACCAACGTAGCAGAAGCCTATGAGTATATGGCTATGGCAGGTTGGAACTCCAACCAGATGCTTGACGCATCTCTACCGTTACTTAACTTAGCGACAGCAGGGGCGCTTGACTTAGGTAAGGCGGCGGATATCGTTACAGATACAATGACGCCTTTCGGACTTGTTGCATCAGAAGCTGGGCGTGTAGCTGACGTTTTCGCAGTTGCTCAATCGAAAGCAAACTTAAATGTTGAGATGCTTGGAGAGACTATGAAGTATGCGGCACCAATCGCATCAACCTTCGGAGCAAGCTTGGAAGAGACTACTGTAATTGCTATGCAGTTTGCCAACGGAGGTATCAAAGCTTCGATGGCAGGTACAGCTTTACGTGCAGGTTTATCTCGACTAGCGTCACCCCCTAAGGCGGCTGCTAAGGCGCTTGATGAGATGGGAGTGTCAACTAAGCAGGCAGACGGCAACATGAAAGACTTAGGAACTATCATTGGAGAGATGTCTCCTAAGTTCCTTAAGATGAGTGAGTCTCAACAGATTGCTACTGCAAAGGCTATCTTCGGAGAGGAAGCCTATGCAGGTTGGGTAATGGTTCTAAAGAATGGACTACCTGAGTTTGAACGTATGAAGGGACTTCTAGATACTTCAGCAGGATCAGCGGATGTTATGGCTAAGGTTATGGCGAACAACTTATCAGGGGCAGTCGATAATGCAAGCTCAGCTCTAGAGAATCTAGGACTTATCCTCTTCAGTCGTATCGAAGGAGGACTTGTTTCAGCAACTAATGGCTCCATCGGGCTTATGGAGAGCTTAACTAAGACGATTGATCCTACAAACACTTTAGTTGAAGCTACGAAGTTACTACAAGCCGAAGAGATGAAACGTTCACAGTCAATGGCTATATTAGATAATGCTCTCGCTAAAGGAAACATTACTCAGGCAGAGTACAACCAGAAGATGCTCGAGACTAATCAGAGGTTTAATGAGAACACAACTGCTGAGGGGATATACAAGCAGAAACTTGAAGAGTTGGACGCTCAATTAGCGTCTGGACAGTTGACTCAAGAGCAATACAACAAGAAGAAAGAAGAAGGAAAGCTCTGGTCAGACGCAATGGGAGAATCAGTTGCTAAGGAACAAGCCCATCAGCAATCCTTAGGAGAGAAGATCCAATGGCTTCAAGGAATCTTTGAGAAACTCTGGGAAGTTGTCAAGCCCTTATGGGATGACATGAGTAAATTCATAGGTGAGCAGATTGAGAAAATCAAGAAATTCATAGACACCAACGGTAAGGATATCGAAACTGTATGGAATGCAGTCTGGACAGTAATTAAATTCTTTACAGAGTCAATCTGGGAAGGAATCAAGGATATTATCTCGGGAGCTATTGATATCATCATGGGCATCATTAAAGTCTTCGCAGGGATACTTGAGGGAGACTGGTCTAAAGTCTGGGAAGGTGTCACTGACATTGTAGGTGGCGCTATAGATGTCATCTGGGGAATTATCCAAGTAGGTTTCGGAAGCTTCCTTAAAGCCCCTCTAAAGTTAGGTAAGGACTTACTTAAGTGGGCTAAGGATACGTTCGTGAATCTCGGAAAGAACATCAAAGGATACATCGACGATATTGTCTCAAAAGGTGCTGAAGGGTGGAACAAATTCATTGACGATGCTAAGCGCATTATGGGAACTATTAAGAAGTGGATAACTAACCCTATAGACGAAGCCAAGAAGGTCTTAGAGGGAATCGACTGGGGAAGCGTTGGTCGAGGACTGATCCAATCCTTAATAGACGGTATCTGGTCGATGACTAAATGGCTAGGAACTACAGTTTCCTCCGTAGGTTCAATGCTTAATCCTATCAAGTGGTTCCGTGCTCCTGATACTCCAGTAGGTAGAATCTCAGGAGGTCAGCTACAAAGCCCTGATGCTGAGTACGCTCCGTCAGCACTTCCTGTAGGGATGTTACAAGCCCCTCAAGGTATCGCTGGATTGTCTGCTGTAATGGACATGGTAAACAACTCCATCAGTTCCCTTGACAGTGTTAGCTATGCAGGTCAACGTGGAGGTCGATACTCTTATGACTCACCTCAAGGAGACATCGGTGCAGGTGAACAAGGCGGAAGCATCGTAGTTCAAGTTCCTGTATATCTTGACAAGTATCAAATTGCAAGCGCAACTGGAGAGGTTAACCAACGAGAAGCAAAACGATTAGACTCTAGAACTATTAGAGGATCAAACGGTAGTAAGTATTTTTAGGCGGAAGCCGAATAAGTTTAAGGAGATGAAACTTTATGGTAGTACTCAATAAAGTAAACAATCTCCCTAACTTTGACTTTAAAGGATTGAATAGCTTAGAGGACATGAAAGTTTACATGACTTCTAAGCCGTCCATTCCCTTGCCAGAGCTACGAGCAGATTACGTAGTAGTCAAAGGTAGGGACTCAACGTACACCATCTCAGATGGGACGTATGATGATATAGAGATATCTTTCGGGTTACGTACCTATAGAGGGGAACTCTCTTATCAGGATACACTTAATAAGTTAAACGATTGGCTAAGACCTGACTTGTATGCAGACTTCTCAGAACTTGTCTTCTCAGAGTTTCCTCAGTGGTACTTTGATGTTAAAGGGATTACACCTCATACGTGGAACTACAATTCAGCAACTGGAGAGTTTGTTACAACTGTTAAGATGAGATGTGCACCTTTCAAGTATTCTCATAAGCAGTACGACATGGTAGGTAATAGCTCTACTCCTATTCCGATTGAACCTAGGACGTTTAAACCCTCAGCAGGAAGTGTCTGGAAGATAAAGACTGAGCCTCAGTTGCAGAACCATAGTGATCTTAGTAGGCATGGATATCAGAGAGTTCTTAAGGGAGATGTTACTCCTCAGTCGGAACTTAATAAGCTATCCAACATAGATGGGACTTCAGTGACTGTCGATCAAGCTAAATACACTTCAGGAAATTATCACAACTGCTGTCCTGACTTCTATTCTACTCTAAGTAATTGGAATGCTTTGAAGGATTCAGAGATAATCAACCTGAACTCTACAGAGGCAATGTTCAACTTTAAAACATCTAGCTCAACTATTACGGCAACACTTAAAGGAATACAGGCAGGTAAGAGATACTTATTCAACTTAGGGTATAACTACGGAGATGACTTGCAAGGACTATCTCTTAGAGTAAACTCCTTCTCAGGAACACTTGTGGGTTCCTCAAATGGGCTAAGTACGGTATCATTCATACCTACCTCTTCAGGTGACCATTTAGTGACAATCTCAAGCAATAGAGTTAAGTCAATTGCCGTAAAGAGACCTTGGGCGGTTCAAGAGAATACAAATCCTGCAAAGTATACTCCTGAGGGTAAAAGCTCGATGGCTACCGTTGTAGTTGCTGTAGATATGACTCCACTGTTGAAAACTATTGAGCCGAGCATCTATGGAAGCTCAACTTCAGAGGTTGACTTGAAGAATATCTTGAAAGCTAGAGGGGTAACCTTAGATGTCGAGAAAGTCGTATCACATACTTCAGGGACATCCGTCAATTTAATCCAAGTTGAAAAAGATACAGCAATTCATTCATTATCAGTTAACCCTATAGGGGCAAATGAAACTAAGAAGATAACTACTTCCCTCACAAGTGCAACTTTTGTGGATAGACTGTACTATCAGAATGTACAAGGAAGCTTATCTTTATGGGCAACATTTATCATTACCTCGATAGATAGCTTCAATGATCCTGGAATGTCTCTCGAGGACAAGTACTTCTCTCTAGATAGTTTTAACATAACGGTAAAGATGAACTCTATTCCGTCAGCTACAAAGAGCATCTACAATGACGGTAACCTCGAGACTCTTCCCTATCTTAAACTATACAAAGCACCAAACGTATCTGAATGTAAGATTGATATGTGGCAAGCTAAGCAACCTAACGGGTATCAATACTACTCAGGGATTACTATCAAGAATATGGGACAAGTTGGAGCAGGTCAGCATATCGAAATAGATGCAGACTATCAAGACGTAATACGATATCAAGAAAACGACCCAGCATTGTCAACCAATTGGAACATCAATACAGTAATTGCAAGTGAAAACCCAAAGCTAGGTCTAGGGTGGACATCTATTGAGGTTACTGGAGTATCTAAATTAGAAATAGAGTGGAGAACTCGTCGGATATAGTTCTTCACTTGAAAGGAGAACTATATGGAATACCCTTCACTGTATGAATACATTCCACCTATAAGTGGATCACTGGCTAACTACTGGAACACTCGAGGGATTGGCACCCTTCGAGATGTCCTCGAGTGTACAATATATGAAAACCTTGATGGGGCATTTGAGCTAACTCTTGTGTACCCTGATGGGGGAAGATATGAGCATGAAATCAAAATAGGTCGCATGATTAAAGCTAGAGCATACCAACCTAAGACACCTTGGGAGCAAGCTAACTACAAAGTTGGCTCAAAGGATATGTGGGGTAACGACTCAGCTTACTATAAGATCCCTGTTGAGCATCAATTGTTTTACATCAATGATATTGAATACAATTCAGACGGTACCATGACAGTGAGAGCAGTTCACTTTACGTATCGCTTTAAAGATAACATGTTCTTAATCTTCGGAGTTGACAACGCTACGAACTTCCCTTATGCGGAAAGAGAACATACAGGAAAGCTTCCGTGTGACATAATTGACTTGGCTTCAAAGACAGGACACTTTTACAGTGTATCAAGTATGAGTAGGACATATCCTCTTAAGTGGTACAACTTCCAAGGGAACGTTGTGACAGTTCCATCTAATCAATGTTCCGTTGAGATAGGGACTACAGAATTCATCCAAGATATTGATAATCAATTAGAGTATATGCCTTGGAATCCTGACAGCGACAGAAACAATGTGTATCCTAGAACTATTAAGATGGGACATGACAACCAGCAAAATACTTTCTTCGGAGAGAAAGATACCTCATTCAAGAACCTCTGGAAAGCTGACATCATTAGAGATCGCTGGAGAGTAGTCCTATGTACGAATAGAAGCTTGAAGACTTGGGACAATGCTTATACGATATCTTACGGGAGAGATACTGTAGGAATGAAAGTTAGGACAGACTTGTCAGACATCGTTACAGATATATTCCCTTACTATATGTGGACTGGAAAGAAGAAAAGACTTGTTCCCGACCCTACTCCGGATGACCCTAACAGAATGAAACTTGAAGAGTATGACGCTGAAAGGCAAGTCGTTCTTGATAGACGTGGAGACTCTACAGCTCCTGTTTATCCTGACGTGTCAGATATTGGAGTTATGCGTTTGATTCCTTACAATAAAGACATGCGTACAGGTCTTCATGTGGATATGGCTCTCTACATGGATACGGAAGCTCTCAATACTCGAATGGAACAGAACGATTGGGGACAAAAGAAAACGTCAATGCCTTACTTGTATGACGCTGTGAAGAAGTACAGAAACGTTACAGGTATCTGTTACGGTACTCTCTCCGCAGATATTGACTTCTTACCTGTGTGGGAAACGGAAGAGGCTAAACACAAGCCAGCTCTTGAGAAGCTACGTCTCGGTGATCCCGTCATAGTTAATCATAAACGTCTTGGAAAGATTCACTCGAGAGTATCCGAGACAGTATTGAACTGCTTAACAGGGAAGTACGAAAGCATCAAGATAGAGTCTCACTCAGTACGAATCCCAATTGCTTAATTACGATACCTACAAGGTAAGGAGATGACCGATGGATATTTTATTAGAGAAAGCCATTACGATGATATTTACTAAGGAGACTGCCTTCTTTGGATTGTTCCTTGTGAGCTATGTACTAGCCTACAAGGACAAGATCAAACTTCAGGACTTCATCACTATTCAGCAAGATGTCTTGAAAGACTTGACCCATTCAGTTCAAGACATAGCTAAGACTCAAGAGAAGCAACACGAGAGGATTGAGCGTATGGAGGACAACTTAGATCACTTCTACGAGAAGGTAAACAACAAATTAGAAAATCACATTAGATAAACTATGAAGGAGTGATAACTATATGGCAACTGCTAGACTAGTTGACTTACGATTCGATTTAGCTTATCCGTCCGACCATTATAAGTTTCTACAACGTTTAGGTGAACGGAAAGGGACAGAAATATTAGTAGAGGTATTCAACAAAGGAGTTCCTTACAATATCGCTGGAGCAAAGATGGGCTTCGAGATGCGTAATGATAACATGAAAGTAATGATTGACACTGACCAGACTAGATTCACAAAGGTAGCACCTCTGGAGGGAGTCTTCTCATATAAGCCTCCAGAGAATATTACTGGCTTTTTCGGTAACGCCTACCTAGCTTATTTTACTTTTGAGAATGGAGCAGACAGAGTGACGACAGAACGATTTAGATTTTACAATGATGAGGATGTACAACAATGTGTAGCTCCTGAATTACAAGAGCACTACGTTTCAGTGATTGACGACTTGGTAGCTTCTAATCAAACTGCAATGGACAAAGCTGAAGAGATTAAGGATTTGATTAATGCCAATCAGGTTGTCAAAAAGTCTGGAGACACTATGACAGGGGATTTAAACTTTGGAGGTACATCTGCGAGACAAATTACCTCTGAGGCGGGTACTGGTAAGCTTGTTTTTGGAGGATCAGGTGTGTGGATTACAGACTCTAACGGTGGAGGTATTCCTTGGCAGTATCGATACTCAGATAGGATGTTTATCGTTAACGCTTCGACCAACCTAGCGAGACGAACAGGAGATACCTTTACAGGTAACATAGGGTTTGATCTATCAAACGGAGGCAAACTTATTAGAGGCGAAAACGGTGGCACTGCTCGAAGTGGAATGCTCTTTGAAGATGTAGGCTTCAAAGGTTACGACTGGCAGAATAATCGGGAAGTGTTCCGCTACACTGCTTCATCTAATACATTCAATTTAGCATCTGCAAACACTAACCTAATGTACAAGGCAGATTATACAGGTAAGGACGGACAGGTCGCTTTATCTCTATCATCTGAGGCCACTAATCCAGACGTAAATAATATAACAAGATCAGTTAGGAGAGGAAACACCGTTACAGTTCACCTATGTACAATACTTAATGCAAATGCTACAGGAGCTACAGTAACAAATATCCCTTCTGATATGAGACCTATTTATAATGTGTCAACATATGTCCCTGCACATGACGGGACTGCAACTGTTCAGGTTTTCATTAATGCTAGTACAGGAGCACTTGCTTTTAGTAATAACGCTAAAGGAAAACGAATAGAAACTATCATCACATACGTAGTTAACTAAAAGGAGGAAAAATAATGGCAACTATCTATGGTTATTTATATGACGACAAAGGGGTATTTGTAGAACAAGTACCTATCTATGGGGTTTTTGACGAAGAAGGAAATGAATCTCATCCATTGCCTCCAAAGGTAACATTGATCGACCCTCCTCCTATGAACACCTTCCCTTACTTTGATGAGGATAAGCAACTATGGGTACCTACAGTTGTCCCTGATCCCCTTCCAGAGCAAAAACCTGATGCCCCAATTTTTAATGCTGAAGAGGAGATACGTAAACTCCGGGAAGAATATCTAAAGGAAATCAAGTCACTCAAGGAAGAAGTTTCTCAATGGAAACGAATCAATTCAGACTTATCTTCATCGTTACAACGTACAAGATACTATCTGACACTTGCTCTCCCGGGAGCTTCTCACCTATTCAGAGATTAAACCAAGGGATATTAAACTAAGGAGATGGAACTATGAACTTTAAAGAAATCTTAAAAGATAAAGCATTGCTCACAAAGTATACAGTACTAATCTTCGCAGTCCTCAACTCAGTTCTAAACCTTTTCGGAATCCAAACGATAGGAGATGACCAAGTCAATGAGATTGCTACCGCTATCAGTACACTTGCAGGTGGTTACCTATTGCTTAATGTTCGTGCTCATGAGTTGAAGAACATTGTGTCGAAAGACAACGTAGTAGCTAAAGAAGATAACAAGTAAGGATGTACCGCCTCGGGTGAGAATCCTGAGGCGAGTTAAATCTGAAAGGAAATGATTAAATGGCTATCATCAATGTAACTCCTACAGGACAAACTATCAAGTGTAAAACTGACGATGTGATTATATTGGAAGGAATCGAAACTATAAAGCATAACGGCTTTGAAGTTAAATACCTGCACAGCGAAACTCAATCAGCTTTTTACGTATCACCCTTAGGAGGTAAGTACATTGTAGGTGATAAGTATTTCATCTTAGAAGTATCTGGGGAAACTTCAGAGGATCATGACTTATATGAAATCCTAGGAGTTACTAACCGTTCGGAAATAGATAAGGTTGTCTGGAGAGATACAAAAAACTTTGGAGGTGGCTCTGGAAGTAACTTCGACCCTACAAAGTATTACACTAAAGTTATTACTGATGAGACTTTCGCTACAAAGGAAGAACTTTATGCATGGGGACATCCTGAAGTTCCTCAAGGAGAGTCTTCTGAGGCGAATGTTAACACTCTAGATACTATAAAGAATGTCGGAAGGTATTCTCTAGCGTTTGACTATAAAGGGAATCCACTACCTTCAGGTGATTATGCTTTCTTGCTTGTAACTAGAAAGGTTGACAATGGGGATATCCGTCAAGAGTACTCGCACATCAATGTAAACTTTGAAGCAGATACCTCTACCGTAATGTTTGCTTACCGTATGTATGATACTACAAAGCAAGAGTGGAGCGGGTGGGCGGTCATTGATTCTGTCTCTGGAGGAGACATTACAGAGACTCTTAAGAATTACTATACTAAGAAGCAAGCAGATGAGACTTTCTCGACTGTTCTCGCTCATAATGCTTTGGGTACAGCTATAACTGATCTTTATAATCAAAAAGTAGGGTATGATGAAATATACATTAGAGAGGAGTCTGATGCTAGATTCGCTCTTAAAGGTGAAACTGGAGGAGTTGCATCCTCAGAGTATCAAGACTTGAAAGATGCTGATGGCAACTTCGTGCTAGAAAATGGCACATGGGCAATTGATAGCCTTAAAAAGTCTGGTATTTACTACGGAGGTGACTACGATGATGGCAATAATGGATCATGGCGTTACTACTATAAAGCGTACTTCCATCCATCAAACCCTAACAAGGATATTATCATTGCCTACAATGTTTATTACAGTTCAGATGTAAACAATTGGTCTAACAGACATCACGCTATCGAGGTAAGCCGTAGAGTTGGGGCTTCACAGAAATTCTCAGTAGCAAGTTATGTACCTTCAAAGGGAAACATAGAAGCTGTTAAGTTTAACATTGAGAATATGTACAAGGCATACGTAAAAGGTTACTCATACTCTAAAGCTGAATCTGATGGATTGTTAAACAATAAAGCAGATGTCACTTGGGTAGTATCTGAACTTCTAAAACTTAAAACCTTAATAGATGCTAAATAGAAAGGATGACTTAAATGAAAATAAACACACAATACCTCGTAACGGATAATGATCGCTTAAAAGTAATTGCACCTTACGAGATGAACCCTACGGAGATCACCTTCCATAATACTTACAATGATGCTTCTGCATCTGCTGAGGTTCGCAACGTTAGAAACAACTCTACAGGGACAAGCTTCCACACGGCAGTAGATGACTTCGAAGTACAACAAGTAGTTCCCTTCAATAGAAATGCTTGGCACGCAGGAGATGGAGTATCTGGGACTGGTAACCGTAAAAGTATTGGCGTAGAGATTTGCTACTCCAAGAGTGGAGGCTCTCGCTATCGCAAAGCAGAGCTAAACGCAATTGACCACATCAGTGACTTGATGATTCGCTTTGGGATTCCTATCTCTAAAGTTAAAACTCATCAGGAACGAAACGGAAAGTATTGCCCTCACCGTATGCTCGATGAAGGTCGTGTAGCTTGGTTCAAGAACGAATTAGTTAAAGCAGTGAATATCAAAAAAGCAGGAGGCTCAGTAGAAGCCCCTATCAAGGAGGAACCTAAATTGAAAAATCAAATCTTCACAGGTGGATACGCATCAGAAGGACTAGTAGATATCATCGGAGCAATGAACTCTGTACATGTTACAGCTAAGATGGAACTACGTAGCGACAAGTATGTGTACATCACTACAGATCCAACTTCAGAGGTTCAGTTGAATGCAATGAAAGGATACCTTGACCGTAATAAGCTCTGGTACGAAATGGTATAATCAATTAAGTTACATCCATATAGTAAACTCCAATATAAAAACCTCCCAAGTTAATTCTTAGGAGGTTTCTTTTTACCTTCAATCATATCTAATTGCTCATTCATCCACGACCAGTCCATAGGGATATCTCTATACATGTTCCTTCACTCCTAACTTTAAATGTGTAAGAATCACAGCAGTTGAATCCGTTTCGTTGTCGTTGTAGTATACTTCCTTTTGAGTGTCACCTGTAAGCTTTCTCAACTTGTAAGAGTACATATCAGTTCCAAACTCTTGAAGCACAGCATCAATGACAGGTTTCTTTCTAAGGTAGTTTGCTTTAGTGTTGCTTCCCTTAATAGTCTTATCTACTCCACCGTATCCCGTTACAGCTTTCTTGATTGTACTTGGGGGGTAAGCGTGCATCTTTACAGGGTCATGTGTAACAGAAGCTCCTGATTGGTTGAACTGCTTCCAAGTCTCACATACTTCTTCAATAATTCCTGTAGCTTTACTTACAAGGCTTACACTTCGGAACTTACTCATGTCAGCACCCATCCCTTCCTTGATGAATACCTGAGGAGCGAACCTGTCAAGTATCTCAAATACGGAATGCCTTAGAAGAGAAAGCCTTTCTCCGTCAGAGAATTTATGTTTTCCCTTTGAAGGTACAGTCTCTATATGGGTGACGTACACGAGAGATTTATTCCCTCGTGAGTCAACATCCATTACAGTAATTCCTGTATCGCTTGCTGAGATGTCAAACCCTATTAGTCTAGTTTTCACTTCTTAGTCACCCACTTTACAGTTACAATCTCTTTCTTCTCTACTTCATAGACTTCTAGCTCTTGACAGCTTGACTCATATCCGTAATCTTCATGTCCGTAACGAATGAGGTTAATGTTGATCATAATGTGTTCACCTTTGTCGTTACCCATGATGTAAGTCAGAATCTTAAATTTGTCGTCCATGTCCTCACTTTCATCGACCATCTGGAAAGTTACACCATTAAGCGTAACCTCCTCGTTATGGTAAGCGTCACGGTGCTCCTCTTTAGTTAAGTTTCTCATTCTAGTTTCCTCCCTTCATAGGATTCTTCAACTCTAATGTTCCTGCACGTTTCATTTCTTCCCTAGCTTGTCTGATTTCTTCTAAGCATTGCTCTGCACTTTTCTTCTCGAAAGCTGTCATGTCTCTTGAGTGCCTAATCTTAGATACATCATTACTTAGTTGAGTGTATTCCTCGTCAGTCATATTCACGATAGCTGAAATCTTATGAGAGTTGAACGTCCAGTTTAGAGGGTCTAAAGGGGGTTTCTCTTTAGTTTGTAAATCCCACAAGTCCCGCAAATAATTTCTATGACTTTCCTTGTCCTCCTCTGAGATATAAATCCCGAATACTCGAACATCTGGGTACTTCGTTTTAGTTTCCTCATCTTGAGTCCATCCCTTCTTTGAACAATTCTGATACAGAATGAAATAATAATCCAAGTCGTACATCAACGCATAAGTTTTAATTTGCTGAATGTGTTTATCTTCAGCGCATTTCATCTTATAAGTACCTGTACTCGCATTAGTTGTCTGTTTAGATTTAACTTCAAATCCGATACGGTGAACTACTTGTGTTGCTGAGCAGTTTGTTTCAAAAATCTCTCTATAGTTTAATATCCCGTCACAGGTTCCCCATACAGGAACCCCGTCAATCTCAATGTACTTACGAGCGAACTCTTCAAACATCGGGTAGTTACCGTCACCATGAGACTCAATTCCTTCAAGGTTTACTCTCTCGAAAGCAAAGTCCACGTCAGCTTTTCCCTTCTTAGTCCAATGCTCAGCGGATAATACTTGACGTTGCCACATATCTCCTACGACTGTCCCAATAGCTTGCCATCGAGTGTGTACTTCATCCTGAGGCTCGTCCAAGAGGAACGTGTCAGGCTTATACCCGTGAAGGTGCATCCAGATAGCTTGCTTGTCAGCTCCCACCATTGAAGGTCTAATCCATTTCTTAACAGGTGGATACTGTTCTCCTCTCTCGAGGATGTCTGCAAAGTTCCTATGCCAGTCTAACATGATTGGATCGTCTGATAAGTTCTTTCTGAAGTATGCATCCATTTGAGATTTAAACTTGTCAGCTAGCTCCTCAATGAAAACCTGCTGAGGAGCCTTTCCTTTTACTTCTGCAAATGCTTGTCCCTTTTTAGTCATTTTTATCTTCCTCCTTATTCGTATGACACTCTTGACACATATTTTCACATAATGACACTACTGAGGTGTTGATATCATATAAGATATCCCCACACTCTATGCATGTTTTTCTCAATTATTTCTCCTCCTTAGTTCTGAATACTTTAATAGTATCATAGATTACTAGAGAGTGCAACATTATTTAGTCATCCAATTGCGCTCACTCCAAAGTTTATTCCATTCCTCTTGAGATTCTAGATACTCTTTATAGCTAATCATATCTTTCCAGTTCTTACCTACAGCAATATCTGTCACAACGTCGATACCTTCAAGAGTTACCGTCTGAGTCATAAGCTTCTCAATCCAAAGTATTTCCTCTTCAGTGATATCATCTGGAGCATAGAATAGTAACTCATCGTGTATCGGCGCCAATAAGTAAAATTCCCTTCCTTGCGATCTCTTATGTTTACACCACTTGTCAGATTGAATCATTACCCGTTTAGTCTGCTCAGCAGATGTACCTTGAATGACTGAGTTTACTGCTTGACGGTCAATACCTCCCTTGATAGATTTCTTTTTCCAGTCAGGGAGCAAGTTCCACGGAATGAGAATATCTTTCCCTTTACGTCTAGCTTCCAAATCATATCCTTGAGAGCGCATCTTATCGACAGCTACAATGTTTCTTGACTCTTCCATGTAAACCTCTTTAGGCAGAGGCAGTCGTCTCTTATTTCCAAACTCCATAAGTACATAAGATTTCTCTTGAGCCATCTTCTGAGTTTGTTTCATCCAAGGTTCAATTCTAGGGAAAGCATCTAAGAATAATCTAATTGTAGTTTTACCTTCCTTTGTAGCATCCTCCTTAGTTGGCTCACGTTTGATGCCTTGGTCAGCATACTTCGCTGTTAAGATAGTGAATCCCAACTCTACAGGGCTGATTCCGTACGTTACAGCAAGTACGATTACTTTGGCAAGGTTACGCCACTGAGTACCATCTCGGCAATCCTCGTAATGTTTATTAAACACTGAAGATGCGATACTTGAGTAGAAGTCAATCCCTTTAGCCCATCCCTCTTTCATTTTCTCATCTTGGCAGAAGTGGCCTAGCCATCTGTTTTCCTGTCCTCCAAAGTCTGCAGACACAATTACCATTCTATTAGGAGCTTCAAACGATTGACGGATAATCTTATGAATCTGTTGAGCATTGAACTCTACCGAACTAAATCGACTTGTCACAGTCCCCCTAGGTTTAAAGTTTGAGTGATATCTTCTTGTCGATTCTTGATAGAAGTTAGGAAGCTTGTCCATAAAGTCATTCTTTAACTTGGAAGCTCCTCTCCACTCTAGTAGTTTTCCAACTACAGGGAATTGAGCCTTTAAAGGTTTAAGAATCTTCTTACCTGTACCTTTAATGTCTTTAGATACTTTACTTTGTAATGCCTTTAAGAGTTGAGGAGGGCTTGAAAGAAGTACATCTTTACCGAGAACTTCTTTGATTTCCTTTTCTAATCTGTCAATCTCTTTTCCGTACTCTATAGATTGTTGCCCCATATGTTTCTCATTAATGACAAACCCTACACGTTCCATATTAGCGTTAACTTTAATGAGTGGCATCTCTACTTCTAAGTATTCATTCCATATTCGTTTCATGCCATATAGATCACCTTCAGCTAGAGCAATTCCTTCATAGAACTTGTACAGCTCATAAGTAATCTTAGGATCGTTCGCTCCATAGTATCTTGCATACTTCAAAGGAACCCCTTCAAATCCACCATTACCGAACAGTGTTGCATACTTATCAGACGGAATCTTTAAGTATTTCTCTGTAAGTTGCTTCAGCCCGTGAGACATTTCATTTTCGTTAAACATATGAGCTATCGTTTGAGTACAATGCCATTCTCCAGTGATAGGTAGCTTGTCATTTAAGCACATATGAATATCATAATTAGCGTTGTGTAGAATCTTCTTAGGTACTTTATTTAAGATGATGCTCATAGTATTATTTACTTCTAAGTCGTGCAATTGAACCTCTCCAGTAGTATGACGGAAAGGAAGATAGAAACTCTTGTCATCCTCTGGGCAATACACACAGTGTCCTACAATCTTATCTTTATACTTATCAAGTCCAGTCGTCTCAGTATCATAACCTATTTCAGATTGAGCCTCAGCGGTTCTCCTCATTTCAGTAAGATCCTCTTCAGTTACCACTAAAATGTAATTATCAGGAGTCTTCGCTACAAGTTCCTCTAAGATTTCTTCTCTACGGATTTCTTGCAACTGCTTGTGTAACCGTAGAGCCTCTGCCTTAGTGAATTTCTTTTGCTTCTTACCTTCTGGGACGGGCTCACGACCTATCAAACCTTTCTCCATGTACTCTTTAACTTCTAAGCATTTACGCTTGTCAGAGTCAGATGCTTTAGAGTTAGCTATCTCTTCCCAGCATTCCTCCATAGTTGGCACATACTTAGCTTCCTTTACTTTCTTTTCCGTTGCGTTTACTTTACGATACAACGCCCCTGCATCTACTCTCCCGAAATCTGTATCATTTAACATATCTCCATTAAGTTTTCTCACTCGATTTCCTCCTGTGCCCTTTTCTCTCAGGCTTGTATTTACTTTCTGATTAAATCTTAACATGAAAAAAGAACCCTGTAAAGGATTCTTTTAAAATAATTCCAACTGTTCATATTTTACTTGTTCTAATTTAGTTTCTTCAAACATATTCTTAAAGATATAACACAGTACATCAACCACGATAGCGTTACCTGCTTGTTTGTATAATTGCGAGTCAGATATTCCTGAGTTTTTAGCTTTATAAAAATCCTCATCAGTAATACCCGTGAGTCTCCAACACTCTAGAGGTATAAGCCTACGGATACGGTAGTCAATAATTGTAGCTTGTTGAGGTGATGTTGTCAGAGTCTGTGCTACTTGCTTGCCCACTCGTCCTCTACGAGTTTTACTATTAGGGTGCTCTATATTGATAGAATCTCCTTCTTCTGCAACTTTGTATCCTAACTTGGTAGCCTCTTTTACTCTTACTTCTCCATCTACATAGTCAATAATCTTAGGGTGCTGGTTGCCTCCTTGGCATGTTGGCATTGTTGGTGATAAACCTTCAGGGTCATACACTCTCTTTATCTGATCATGCCCTTTTATGTCAATAGATCCAACTTGCAGTAAGTCCCCTTCGCTTGTCTTTTTAGGGATAAATGCGTAATTCAGATAGTATTTCTCGTCAACTTTGTCATCTAGTATATCTTTTAGTTTTAACTCGAGAGGGAAACTCTCAGGGAAATCATAGGTACCTTCTCCTAAGATACTCACTACAAAGACACGCTCTCTATTTTGGGGAACTCCATAGTCTTTAGCATTCAATATCTGCCAGTAGTTACGATACCCTTGAGATTCTAACCATTCAAGCCACTTATCGAAGTCATGCTTAAACTTTTTACCTACAAGGTTCTTTACGTTCTCGAGGAGGAGATACTTAGGTTTCTTTGTAGCGATAACTTTTTCGCACTCATAAAGTAACCCTGATCGAGTTCCTTTCCCTAAACCTCGTTGTTTACCTGAGATAGATAAATCTTGGCAAGGAAACGAATAAGTAAATAAATCCATATCAGGTAACTCTGCAGGATCTATCTTAGATATGTCTCCATAGTTCTTTGTTTCTCCGTGGATTGCCATGTAGCTCTGTATAGCAAACTTATCTATCTCAGCAATACCAACTACCTCGTGAGGGACACCTAATCTCTTAAGTGCCATACTCTGTGTCCCTACTCCTGCGAAAGCTTCAAATACTCTTAGTTTTTTCATTTAAATTTCCTCCTCTTAAGTTATAAATATATCTTAATCTATAAAACTATTAAAGTCAATACTAGAAATCAAACTTATTAGCTTTTGCCCCAAATTGCTTTACTACTTCTTCCTTCTCAGGTTCTCTAACGTATCCTATGCTTGGGAGGTAAACACCCTCGAAAGTAGTTCCTTCGCCTCCTTGGCGTCCCTTTCGGATAGACAATTGAAAGCGACCATCACAGCTATCGAATGCAAACAAGTTGAACGCATCTTCGAGAAGCGCTGAAGTCTTTTTAACTTCGGAGCGATCTGGAACGTTGAGTTCTCTTTCGTCATCAGAGCCTTTCTTGTCCTCATCAGCTTGCGTAATTGCAAATATGACTGTGTCAGTTGAACCTGCAACCCTATTGAGCGCTTGGCTTGTAGATGTAGCGGCTCCTCCTGTCGTGTTATTTGAGTTTCGCTCATAGTCAAGGAGATAGAACGGGTCAATAACAACGTAGTCAGCTCCTGTGTTGAGTATATCCCTCTCAAGGTCTTTAATTGTTCTAGAATGAAAGTCTCTATCTGTCTTTCCACGGACGATGATATCTCCTGAGATATAGTCTCCCATGTTTTTAACAAAGTTGACGAAGTCCTCTCTTTGACTTTCTTCAAGCTTTCCTCCGATAAGGTCGTTACTTTTGTAACCAGCAAGGTATTCAACTCCTCCAATGTTCTGTTTTTGTAGTTTTGCGTTTGCTGAAACGAAAGAGTAAGCTCTTGAGAGCCATTCAAACTTGCTCATCTCTAAAGCCCATACAAGAACCTTAGCTCCTTGGTACTGTGAGGCATGTATTGCTTCAATTGAAGTCACTACAGACTTACCTCGACCACTTCTAGCGTACCAAGTGTATACATTACCAGAAGTGTATCCTCCAATCTCTCTATTGATTGTCTCAAAAGATGACTTGAAATGACGGTTGCTCTTTCCGTTTTCCCTGTTTTCCATCTCAGCAAGGAAATCTTCCCAGTCATCTTTAATGCTTGTCCCAACCTTAACAGTTGAAGATGTTTCTTTTTGGATGCTTTCAAGACGTGACGTCAACTCTTCAGTCCACTTGTCTACATCACCTTTTCCCCATTGATCGATATGTAGATTCATGAAGGCTTCAATCTCTTTAGACTTGCGTTTCTTCTTAGCCGTCTTTACAAGGTACTCAAAAGCGTCTGTAACTTCCTCTCGATAGTTGAAGTTCGGGACTGCTGTGATCACTGTACGGTAATCAGGAACTACTGAGTACTCGTTAAAGTATTCCTTTATAAAGTTGTAAGCATCCTTTTCAGGTTGAGTCTGAAAGTCTTCAACTTCCAGTCCCAATTTTACAGGTGTTACCCAATCTTTAGTTTCAATCATTTTAGATAATATCATTTCTCCTGAGAATAAGCTCATATGTTTCTCCTCCTAAGTGTGTACCTAACTGTTTCTACTATTTATTTCCAATACGATTTCTTTGTAAACTAATCTCAGCGTCTCATCGTGAGGAAATCTCATTATTTGGTTGTTAATCATCTCTCTCATACTATACAGTGTCATAACGTTATAAACTTTATACATTACATTTTCCCCCTTTGAGATTCGCCTACAAAGTTAAACTCTATCGTGTATCTTCTTATTCTATCATACAAGCGTTGATCATATATGTCAAGCATTTCCTTAAGAGGAACGTTTGAAGTATAGATACTTGTAAGATTTTCAACTGTACGGTGATTAATTAACTCATGAATGTCCCCTCTAAAAGCATCTGACACGTCACGTAGAGCCATCTCATCGAATACTACTAATCTAGCATACTTAGCTTTAGTAAGCATGTCATAATACTTAGTAGATGCCTCTTCACGGATGTCCTGTGGAGTTCCACCTCTGTTGGCTTTTAGGTATAAACTCTGAAGCTTTGGCATATCCATAAAGTATACTGGACGTTTGAAACTGTTAGGGTCTTCTAGCATGATACTTCTCATATAGCTATACACGAGGAACTCATTAGCTAAGGCACTCGCAGTTTCCGTCTTTCCAGTTCCTGTCTCTTTAGAGTAAAAGAATAAGTCCTTCAAGCGACTCTCTTTATCATTTCTCTTTACATTGAAGGCTTTCTTGAAAGTCGATGCATATGATTCTAAGTTCTTGTACACGTTAGATTGAGCTACACGGCTACGAGAAGTCTCTAGAGTTGTTTGTTTATACTCAGAAGGGATACCTGCATCGTGTTGCTTCCCTCCGTCTCCGTTGAGTCCTTGTACTTGTATGAATGCTCCACAGGGAGCCTTGCACGTTGATGCTTTCTCACATGTTTCTCTCAATAGGCAATCTTTCATTTTGTTTCCTCCTCATCTAGTTCCTCTAACATATTCTTATATGCCTCAATACTTCCGGAAATGTATCCTTTCATCCATTCAGTATCCGCAACTGCCTCCATTTTCTTTAATGACTCGATCTGATTCTCAATAGTTACTCTCATTTGACAACCTCCAATTTGTAATCACATTCCTCATCTACACATATAATGTTATTAATTTTCACATCACCTGTCAAGTTAATTCTTACGATTATGTCATTGCATTTCGGACAAGACTTACCTTCAATCATTTTAGCTTGTCCTTCTAAGTATAGCTCTAATGCATTAATACCCTTCATTTCTATTCTCCTCCTTAGCATCTCTAATTGCAGAGTGAAGAGTATCCGGTGCGTGATTTCCTTCCAAGAGACAGTACACAAAGTTCTCACTCATATAGTTAAGCATCCGAGATATATCAAATACTAACTCTTCGTAGTAAGCTGTAGTATTGTGATTGCGAGCTCTTTCTCTAAAGCAAATATTTATCTGCATGTTATTCATCTTAAACACCTCCGATTATATTTTAAAATACATTACTGTAATCTACAAAGTCTACATTCTTCTGAGCTTCTAACTCTTTACGTCTTTCTTCCTCTTGCTGACGCTTGTACAATATTGCAGGTAAGTTTCCGTCCTTCATGTATGTTAGCATAAAGTGGAAGCTTGGGATTGGATATTGCTTATTTCCCTTATAAGTTTTCATGCACGAATAGATGAACTCTTTAGTCACTTCTCTACCGTGTTTCTTAATGAAAGCTGAGATCATAGCGTTCTCTTGACGGACATTTCCACACTCGTAAGGTATTTTAAACTTCGCAAGTGTACAAGCATTCATGTAATCTCTAAATGTTGTACTGTTCCACTTAGATATTGGAGTTGCTTTCCAGTGCTTCCTTACTTCTGTTCTTTCTTTTCCGTTCAACGAATGGTAAGCTTCCTCTTTTGAACTCTCGTAAGATAGTCCACTCATAAACTCAACCTTTTCCTCTATAGATACCGATAATGTATCACTCATTATTATTCCTCCTTATATCCTTACGGATATTTAATAGATAGGGAAGCATAGCTTCCCATGCAATCGTAGATTGCATTATCTTTTAAGAACTTAATATCTTTTAAGACCGAAGGTCTATATCTTTAAATCTCTTAAGTTCTTTTCTTATCGTACTCTCATACTAACATGCATAAAACGGAGAAGTCAAGCATATAATTTAAGTTAATTTATTTTACCTAAAAAGTTCACTCCTCCTGAGTCTTTGCTAATATGAGTTATGTAAGCCACACAAACAAGCTTACCCTCAAATAAACAAAACTGAAAGGATTGATTAAACATGACAGTATTAAAAGGATTTGACTTTAGTAAGCCGGATAGCGTTCAACAAGCAGAAGGAAACGAACAAGAGGAACACTTCTTACGTTACGTAAAGAAAGATGAGACAATCACTGTTGGGTTATTATCTCCAAATGAATACGCTCAAGTAAAAGTATACGATGTGTATCCCTTAACAGGAACAGTTGGAATTCCTCAAGAGGACTTATTCAAGAAAGCTAAAGAGGAGATGTTCCGCTTAGCAGATGAACTTAAAGAAGAATGTGGAGCTGAAGAGGCTCGTAAAAATATGACACCCGATCAGTATAAAGCTTTCAAGGAAGGCGAAGGCGCTGAGTGGATTGCTAAACTGAAAGAAGCTTACCGTTTCGATACTCAAGAGAGATTCTTATTTGGATTCTATGACTTTGAGACAGGTACTCCTTTCGTGATGCAAACTACTAAGAAACAAGCAGAGAATATCTATAAGAAGATCGCTGGAGCGTGGACACCTAAGAAGGCAGGAGCTAAGTCTCAAGCAGAGAAGTTTGCTTTCACTATCTCCAAAGGTACTGGAGGTTTCGCTTTAGATGTAGATACGGACACTGAAGTTGAGGACAAGCACCTAGAGTGGTCTAAACAGGAAATCTCTGAAGAACAGTTCTCATCAGCTCATTTTACTTTATCTGTAGAAGCTCAGAAGGAAGTAATCAAAACGTTCGCTTCTTCTCATGAGGGATTCGACTTAGAGAAAGTAATCGGACAAGTTTCTTCTACTAAAGAGGAAACTAAAAAGGATGATCCTTTTGACAATGTAGGACATCCTTTAGACTTATCAGATGACGACCTTCCTTTCTAGGAGGCTCGTTATCTACTACTATAATAGGAGGAAACTAAATGAAAATCACACAAGTTAAAACTTTAGAGAGAATGGATAGATACGTACAGTTTGACGGAGATATCTACTTTGTAGCATGTACTCACCATGCAGACGACAACGATCCCCCAGCTTTCGAGCTATACGATTTAAACCATGGTAATGCTTACTTCGGAGAATCAATTATAGGCTTAGGAGATTTGTCTGATAAGATGTCCGAAATTGATCCTGATTGGTTTACTTATGAAGTAGATAGAACTATTGTTGACGAAGAAGTAAGAATACCTTTAAACATTGACCCTAAGGCTTTTGCTAAAGAGTTTATAAAACATTTCGATAAGTAGTTGACATCCTCCAGAGGGACATGCTAAGATAGTCTCATAAGGAGGAGATGACAATGATTAAAACTAAAGAGTTAAAGAAAGACGGCTACCTTAAAGGTAATGCAAAGTATGAACAAATGAGTATCTATGACTTTATAGAAGAGTCCCAAGAGCTTCCGCCTTCCGAGACGGTTGCCCAAGTGGATGAAGCCCAAGATGATTGGAAGCTTAACGCTATCAATCAGCCAAGCAGTGCCCTAGATGCTAAAGAATCTACAGAGGATACTGACATGACTCTGTTCTCTGTAGGTGATGTTTTAACAGTTAGACAGGCTTCGGAAGTGTATTTATCTAATGAAAGCCCAGAAGATTTTTACTTCCTCAAAGAATATGAGGGAGAGCAAGTTAAGATAATCGATATAGATGATAATGTTTTAAAGTGTAATACATTCAACCTTGATAAGGATATCTATCTAAGGAAGAATGAAGTTATAAAAATAAATTAGTTGGATTTAATCATTAATTGTTTTCGTTGACACACAGGAAAGACTGTGATAGTATTGAATCATACCAGTGATACACAAGGTAATAAAATATTGAGGTGTATCGGACACCCTGAGAGAAGGGAAATAAACTTATAAGCCATGTAAGAGTGAGATCTACATAGGCAAATAAACATGAATGACTTCGAAAGAGTAAGACGGAAAGTTGCTTTTAAGAGTAACCTTGAACAGTTCCATTTACAGACATCTTAGGAGTTCGATAACTAAGCAGGCAACGACATGTTGCTACAAAGTATTCTACATCCTGATAACGTGTAGGATAGCTCACTTTTTGATTGACACTCTGGAAAGACAGAGCGCTCGTGAGGTGAGAGCGTACTTTCTGCAAGCCGACTTCTAACTAAGGTAGGTGAACAGGAAAGCCTTCTTTCAATCTAGTACACTACAGAGTAGAAACTGTTGTGTGCGACTCGGTGGAGACCTAAGACACCTCTTCCGTTTCAATACTGACTGGTAGGAAAGACTACTACAAGATTATATGTAAAGCTAGACTTGTGTGACGGGGAAGCTGAAGAGCGTACCTTGATAGACATATCTTGACCATAGTATTAGCTTAATCCCTTTGGAGGTGCAACTCTGGAGGGATATTTTTTTGTTTAAAATAATTTACATAAAAATGTTGCATTATCTTTTTAGTCATGATATATTTAAGTCAACAAAGAAACACAAGAACCTAAGCTAATTTACAATTTAAGAGGAGGAAAATAAAATGACACGCAAACAAATTGGATTCACTTTAGATAAGACTGATGAGGTAAAAACTGTAGAGGAAGCTCCTAAGAGATCTCTTAAAGGACAAGCACTATTCGCAATGGTACCTTTAGTACTTATAGGAGGATTCGTTGGAACAATTGTGAAAGGATCGTTTGACCGTCAAGAGGAGAGAGCTATTGAGAAAGCAAAAACTGAACAGGTTGTCGTTACAGAAACTAAGAAGATCGAACCTCTGAAGGTTTCAGCTCCTAAGGCAGAGGAAAGCATAGTAGGCAACGAAGCAGTTAAACTTTACGGAGAAAACCTCGTAAGTATTTTCAATAAAGAGTTGCAATCTACTAAGGAAAATGATATATTTAAATCAGAGTTTAACATCAAAGATGAAAGAACACTTCGTATGGTAGTTGACACTGAGAGTGCTTCTAACTATTTCGGAAAACCTGAAGAGACTGTGAATCTAGGAATCTCACAAGGGGCAGATGCTTACCGTATATATCTTCAGAGATTCAATAACCGTATCTGGAACGGAAAAGGCGAAGGACTTAAGCTTGAGATTGTAAACACTAGAGGAGATAACTTACGAACTGTCGAATTATAAATTTAAGGGAGGTAACACTATAATGACTTACAATGATTTATACACAAAAAGAAAAGTAGAATATACAACTAATTATAAAATAAACCCTTTGCCCCATCACTTAATTGTTGAAACTAAAGAGCGCACACGTTACGGGTTGAAGCATATTAAGCAAATCAAACGACTAACAGGGGTAAAGAAGCCTATTGCGGATTTAAGTTCGGGAGAGTTATTCTTACGAGACTTTAAATTCTTAAGCATGCTCCATAGAGTGCAATCCTTAGAAGGGAAGTTCGATCATAACTACGGCATCTATGAAGTATTGGAAGTGCATGACACTGGAGAGATATTCCGTTCATATTTTGAATGTCACTTACTTCCAAAGTTTGATACTGAATTGACACTGAATGGAGTGAAGAAGAATGCTTTCTAGAGGTGAAAATATATGACTCTTGTATGGGTAGGTAACCAACGTATAGATGTAGACTTGGAAGAAGAACTTAATCAATTTCACTGGGAGAGGGAGCGCTGGACAGATGAAAAACTCACCGCATGTTCACCATTCAGATACGACAAAAGTCCGAGCTTCTTTGTTAATCTTACAGACATTGGAACTCTTGAGATTTCGGGAAGCTGGAAAGACTCTGGAGGAGGGACGTCAGGTAATTTCACAGAGTTAATGGCTCACTTGATGGATACAGACTATGAGTCCGCTCTAGAGTATTTGCTAGAAAGATATGCTCCTGTTGCTTATGAGGAGGCTAAAAAGCTTCACCCTTGGAAGGATATCAAAGAGTTTAAACCTTTGCATAAAGTAAGCGGAACAACCTCCACGTATCTCCTTAATAGGGGAATATCTTTCGAGACTCAGTTGAGGTTAAATTCTATACTTGTAAGTGACCATGTGAGTTTCGATTGGTGTAATCCTATGGGAGAGATAATGGCTCGTAAGTACAGACGGACAGACTCTAAAGTGTTCTCTTACGAGAAAGACGGTTACCGTATTAATCAATGCTTATTTGGGATAGATCAAGTATATTCCTCTAAAGCTACAACTCTTTGGATATGCGAAGCTGAGATAGATGCATTAACTGTATGGGAAAACGGATACGCTTCAGTAGCCTTAGGAGGTTCAAGCATTTCAGATAGACAGGCTGAGATGATTTTACAGTCAGGAGTACAGCGGATAGTGATCGCTTCCGATAATGATAAAGCTGGAAAAGATTTATCTAAAAAGATTCAAAAAAAGCTTTACAGTTTAGATATCTATATGGTAAGATGGAATCAAGATAACGATGACATAAACGCTTACTACTTAAGGGAAGGGAAACTTCCAAAATCTTATAAGGCGTTTAACATCGAAAGAATAAAGAAACTGAGAGGATGAATTTAAGATGGTAGTACGTAACTGGGATGAAATTAAGGTAGAAACTTCGAGAGGTATGACTGAAGAGGAAGGTAAATGGCTTATGGAGGAAATAGTTACTCCAGTGTATCGATCTTATTGCCGTAAGGTAATCAAGAAAGAAAGAGATGAGTTCTTAAGTTTTGTTGCTCAAGAAGCATTCATTTACTTTTTCAGATATGATGACTCAAAAGGAATCTCATTGGACAAGTTCGTATTTACTAATACATGGAATAGAGCAAAGAACTTCTTGAGAGACAGTTACCGAGACAATATGAAATCATTCTGCTACGATCCTGACGCTGAAACGAACAATGGAGAAGGTACAGAGTCTGATAAGGGTGACCACTTTAGTAGGTTGCTTAATGTAAACTTAGATGATACTGAATTATCTCTAGAGGAATTACTTTCCACTTTCGATGATCGAGAGCTTGAAACTGTTAATCTATTACTTGACGGGTACGCCTTAAAGGAAATAGAAAAACTCCAAGGAAAGAGCCGTACTTACGTGAGACGCTCAGTAGATTTAATTATAATGCGTCTAGAGGAATACGGATATGATATGAACTATTATGAGAAGTACCGCCAATATAAGAAAAGAACTGCCCGTTTAGGGACACAAAGGAGAGAAAACTAATGAAGACATATAAAACTATTAGAGGATTAAATAACGCTTTAGGGAAAGCACTTGGAGAACCTAGTAAGGCAACTTCTGAGGGAACTATGACAGACGGCTGGATGTGTATCCCTATAAAGTCAAATAAACTATATAGAGTACTTATCATTAAAGACGGCTATCCTTTTGGTATGAATAGCGAACAGTTGGATATATTAGAAGATACCTTTGGAGGAAAAAGATATGTAGCTAACATGTTTAACAAAGAATGCCTTACAGTGGATATACTTCTGGAGGTGAGCAAATGAGTAATAACTACAATGTAAACGATAAAGTTGTAATCATTAAAGGGGAACAAATTCACGGCTTTAAAGTTGGATCGACTCAAACTATAACTTCCATCGGAATGGGAGGGACACTCTTTATAAGAAACGAAAGAGGATTTGCTAAAATGGTGAATCACGATGAGGTTAAACCCATTGAGCCTAACTACACGGATGATGTACCTGAAGGGGAATTTGTACCGAGATTGTTTAAACGTACTGCTGTGTGTGAAACTAACGAGGAAAGGTATTACTTTCGAGAAGGAAATATCTATATAGAGATCGACCCTAAAAGATGGGACGAGTTAGGTATAGACAGGGAAGCTATTGAGAATCTATACTTATTTGAAGATGAGAAACCTGTATTGATTACTGATGAGGATGGATATACACTAATGGGAAGCTTTGACATTGAGGACGATTTCGAGGAGGTATTTCAATGAGAATAGCACTCTGTGGAGAAGCTCGATCAGGTAAGGACACTGTAGCGTCCCTTTGTAGTGGATTTATAAGCATGGCTTTCGGAGATTACATGAAAGTAAGATACTATAAAGATAACCCTCATAAGGTAGGAAAGCCTAAAGATAGGGAACACATGATAGCATGGTCACAACCTCAGGTGAATGAGTACCCTAGGATATGGGTAGACAAGCTTGAAGAAGACTTCAATAGATACCATTGGAGCTATGGCAACAACTTAGATGTTATTATAACTGACTTGAGACAACCTCACGAGGAAGAATGGTGCCGTGAGAATGGATTCCATATCGTTAGAGTACATGCGAATGAGACACTTAGAGCAAAGAGAGCTATGAAGCATGGGGAGTTCTTAGGGAAAGACTTGCCTTACGAGGTTAAAGCTGATTTCCATATCTACAATGACGGTAGCTTGAGAGATTTAAAAAACAATGTAAAACAATTGTTGCGCATTCTCGTAACATATGATAAGATTAAATCAGATACAAATAAGGTAAACAAAAGCTATGCTAAAAACAGTAATTATTTTAACTAGAAAGTGAGAGATGGGCATGATTGTAAATGATAGAATAGTAGTAAGTGAGAGTAACTTGAAAGGTTTTAACACTGGAGTTATGGAGGATACAAACCTCCTAGCTTCTATGATATATCAAGACTTGAGAGAAATATCTACAGGAAGCCGTTACAGGTCTTTCAGCCCTACTAAGATAGCTTTTGAGTATTTCCAAGGAGACAAATATGCTACTCATAACATACTTAGAGCAATACGAAATATAGAGAAAAACGGATACATTGGATACAAGAGACAATACCAGCACGTACCTCCTAAGTTTATTATCTTAAAAGACATAGAGCCAAACGCTGATGTTGACTTACGATGGATGTCTGTACAAGATAAGTTTGGAGCCATAAACTTATTAGTCCTAACAACAATTGACTCTCTTGAGGAAGCAACAACAAATGAGATTGCAAACAATAACCCTGAGATTGCTAGAAGTTCAATATCAAAAGAGTTGATTCGATTAAGAAATCGTGGTATACTTAAGTCAGTTCCAGCTAATAAGAAAGAAAACCTCTGGAGCTTGAACCTTGAAAAACTAACTTTAATGGAGGGATTGCAAATGTCAAGCAATATCGCTAAATTGTTAGAACTCAAAGAGATTTACGCTAGGAGAGCTGAGCAAGCTCAAGACGCTGTAAAGTTTTACGAAGAAGAATTGGCAAAAGAGTTAAAGAAAACTGAGGAGGAAACAAAATGACAAACGAAGTAGTAAACTCAAAAGTGATTAAAGGTAATGACGGATTAGGGACTACAGTGGTAACAACTCACGAGGACAAGCTTGACGTTGCTCAGGAAGCATCTAATAACGCTTGGATGGCTGTACAAGGTATCCGTCAGGCACATGCTGAGAAGAACGGTGAGCCTATCCCTTGTGAGCCAAACCCTTATGAGGATGCCTTATCAGACGCTTGGCACAATGGATACACTGAAGGGCTAAAAGAACATGAAAAGTTCAACTTCTCAGATTTCGACAAATCAGTAAATCGTACTTGGAAGAAACAAGACTTCAAAGATGCCGTATCTAATGCGTCTTTAGGGTTAACAGGAGAAGCCGGTGAGGTTGCTGATCTTATCAAGAAAGCTATTTATCACGGTAGAGGTTTCGATCACTTCCCTGCTAAAGAAGGAAGTGACTTATCTGGTCTGATTAAACGAAAAGACGTACTAGACGAACTTTCAGATATCCTATTCTACGTATCAGCTATGGCTCAGGAGTTTGGATTCACTCTCGAGGATGTAGCACTACACAATAAAGCTAAACTTGAGAAGCGTTACAAGAAAGGTTTTACTGTAGAGGAATCAGCTCAAAAGGCGGACAAGCATCCTTCTAAGTTAGAATTTCCTAGAAACATGATAGTTAAGAATCCTACAGATTATTACAAGAAGTTTGCTATCATCCATGTAACTGGAGAGACAGATACTCATTTCTTATCAGGTGACGTTTATATCCCTAAGGAGGTATTCTAATATGAAAACTACACAGGTTAATACGAAGTACGTTAATCACATTACAGGTACAGATGCTTTGGATTATATCTTAGAAGGTAATCGCCTTTACTTCCCAGATGGAAATGGTATGAAAGCCATAGAGTATGACGATGTAGTATTCTCATACTTCTTCATTAACTACGAAGATCAACGTATCCGTACAAACTGGAATGATGCTCACATAGCTAATAAAACTTGGGAGGTAGAACGATAGTGATTAAACGTAAGATTCACTTAAGAGATGGACTTTGGGTAATTTTTGAATCAGATGAGGATACAAAAAGTATTAAAGATAAGATGGAAGAGAATGAATTCATTGTAATAGGAAACACGATAATCAACACTAAAGACATTCAACTTATAGAGGAGATCAAGCAATGAGCCTAATCAGAGAAATTAAAGAAACTTGGAAGCCAGACTTGCAAGGAGCAAGAGAACATGTTAGACTTACTATAAAGAATTACTCTCAGTTGGATAAGCTAGTGTTTCATAAACAATTAGATGTAACCTTAAGAGGTTTAATCGTTGCTGGATTTACTGTAGAAGAAGCTGAGGCGGTTATGATTGTAGAAATACCAGAGGAGGAAATATACTATGAATGGATTAACGAAAGAGCAACAGACGAGATTATCTCTAATTAGTTGTTTAAATGAAGGTCAATCTCAATTGATACTGTCTGGGGTGCTTGCAATTCTAGACAGTAAGCTACAGTATGATGTATACGCTGGTTACACTCAGAAGATGTTAGCTGAAGAGTTGATAGACGATATAGATAAGATGATATCAAAAGCTTACGAGAAGGGACTGTATAACTAATGGGACAACCTGTAGTGTTTACATGCGAAATGGAGAAAGAAGAATACTTGAGAGTAAAAGATCACCCTTACGGGGCACTTATAGAGATGCACTCACCTTCTCAGGTAAACATGGGAGAGACACCTTCAGTAGTGTTAAACGATTTAGAGATAGCTAATATGATATATACATTAAAATGTATCCAAAAGGAGAGAAACATTTATGCATAACTTAAGGAGAGAGGTATACTACAAGCAAAATTGCATAGAGGATGGAGGTGACTATTTAGAACTATATGTAACACCAGAGGGTAATTTAAATTTAGAGAACATCGGAGCACATTCAGTAATAATGGACATAAAAGGGGCTAAGAAGTTAAGAAAAACTCTTAAGAAATACATTAAATCT